TGGTCGGCCACGTACTCATGCTGGCGCTGGTCCCCGATCGGTGCGCCCTCGCCGTAGTTGGCCCCGCGGATCGTGCCGCCCGCGGCCACGTTCACCGCATGGGTGTCGATCACCACGTGCCCATAGGGGTCGTCGGGGGAGTCGTCACCGCGGGCGATCAGGCGGCCGAAACTGTGCGTCTTGGCCGTGGTCATCAGTTCCTCGATGGACCCGCCGTCCATCGCCTTCTGGGCCTTGGCCTTCTGATCGGCGGACACCATGACGCCCTCGCCAGGGCCGACCGGATCGCCACGGCGGACCGACTCGTAGGCGTTCATCATGTTGATCGGCCAGCGGGTCTGCGGGGAGTAGGTGGACAGCAGGATGCCGCCCATTTCCCGGTTGCCCCCGGCGAGCATCCCGGCGAAGTCGCTGACCGCGGAGTACCAGCGGCGGCCCTGCGCCCGGGTGCCCTCATCGGCCTTGTCGTAGACGTCGATGATGTTCTGCGGGCTGACCGGGTGGGCCTGCCAGAACGGGTGGTCGGCCGGGTTGCGGGTGCCGGACTTGGCGATCAGCCTTCGCGGGTCGGGCACGACGTAGCGGTCCACGCTGCCCTCGGGGCCTGGCGCTGGACGGGGATACTCGCCGCGGTCTGCCCGCAGGCTGGCCGGGGTGTCGATCCACTCGCCGTCCGGCCCGCGCAGTTCGTGCATCCAGGCGGGGTTGCCCAGGTCGATCTCATCGTCAACGGCCCAGCCGTAGCCGAGCACATCGGCCATCGACGTCACTTGAGCGACCTCAGTTGCGCGATGTCGGCGCGCAGCGTGGCTTCCAGGGCGGCGATCTTGCCGTGGATCGTGGCCGCGCTCATCCCGGGCTTGCGGGCCTTGGTGCTGCCTGCGGCCCCGGGCTTGGCGGCGCTGGCCTTGGCCTGCGCGGCCTGCTTGGCCGAGGTCGCGCCCGCGCCGGTCTTGCGCGGCGCGCTGGACCGGGACTTGCCAGGCAGTTGCGCCCGCAGCGCGGCAATCTGCTGGTGCAGGCTGGCGATCTGCCGGACCAGATGTGCCCGCTGCTGCCGGTCGCCGCGCTTGTCGGCACGCTGGGCGGCCTGCTGTTGCTTGCCCTGGCCCGCGCCGCTGGCCGTGGTGAACTGGCCGGTGGGTGCGTGGTAGGGGTTGAACAGGTCGATGACCGCGCCCGGGTCGTCGCAGGCTAGCTCGATCAGGACGTCAGCCACCGTCCAGTCGTTGGCATGGCTCATCTTGGCCCTCGCTTGCCTGGCAACCTCGCCCGCCTCGGCGCGGGTGGCCGCGCCGCGGACCTCGGGGTGGCGGCTGCGCACCGACCACTTGCGGATCGCGGCGCGGGCGATGGCATACGCCTTGTCCGGCCGCATGCCACGCTTCTCGATCAGCGCCTTGACCACCTGCTGGAGGTAGGCGGTGTGGCCCATCCCCTTGACCCGGTAGAGCCCTGGCCCACCGGGCCTGCCCCGCGGCGCTGGCGTGCGCTCAAGCATCGCGGTCCGGGCGGACAGCAGGATGGCCGGGCTGCTGTTGGCCAGCCCACCCGGTGCCCGCTCCAGGCCCTGGCTGATGCGCTGCTGCCGGGCCTTGGCCCGCTGTTCGTCGGGAGTGTCCCGGTGCGTGTGCCCGGGGTAGCGGCCGGACCCGTGCTGCATCCGGTGCAGGGCGGTCATCGACCGGGTGTCGTAGCCCACCTGCTCCACCGCATCCTTGCCGAGCCCGTGGCCGCCTTCCTCGGGCGGGGCGATCATGTGATCACGCATTTCCGACCAGTGCGCGGCCTGGTGCGCCACCGGGTCGGTGCCGGGCGGCGCGGGGCCGACGTGCACCCAGCCGTGGACGTAACCGTGCGGGCCGACAAGATCCATTACGCGATTCCCGTAATGATCTTGGGATGCGACGAACGTCCCGTGGGCGGACTGGCCGACCGTCAGGAACTCGGGCGGCGGCCGGTGGAACGGCTCCATCGGCTCGGGCTCGCCGCGCTCGGCACGGGCCATCGAGGCGGTGCGCTCGTTACGGGCCTGGATGTCCTCGATGTCCTCCACGGCCAGCCGGTGCCGGTTGATCTGGTGCATGTGGTGCTTGGCATCGGCGTGGCCGTCGTCATCGAGGATGCCGTGCCGGAACAGGGACTGCGGGGTGAGCATGAACATCGCGGCGTCCAGGTGCCGCTTGGCGCTGTCAGTCCGGCCCGCCTCGGTGAGCCGGGCGGCATCGCGCAGGTGGTCCCCGGCCATCATTTCCGGGTGGTGATCGTCCAGCAGCCCTGCGGTGGCCCGCATCTGCCGGGCGGCCTTGGCCTTGGGCTCAGCCACAGCGATCAGCCGCGCCATGGGCACCCCGCTCTCGTGCCAGGGCTAGCGGGGAAAGCCCTCGATCCCGACCAGTATGGCTCAGCCGAACAGGCTGCGCCACAAGCTGGTGAACGCTCTGGCGACTGCCTGGACGGCCCTTACGCCAAAGGGGGCACGTCGGGCGGCGGCGAGTCCACCGGCACGTCGGGCGGCGGCGCGTCAGGCGTGGTGGTGGGGTCGGTGGCCACGGGAACGTCGATGGGGGTGTCGGGCGGCAGATCCGGCGTGGCCGGGTCGGTGATCGGCGTGGTGGGGTCCGGCGCGGGGTCCGGGGGAGCGGGCACCGGCTGGATGGGATCGCTGGGCACCTGCGGCGTCAGGCCGTCCAGGGTGTCAGCAGCGGCCCCGACCGACGCCAGCGCGTTCAGCGCCGGGGTGAAGTCCAGCGGAGCCTGCTGGTTGTCCGCGATCCACTGGGCCAGCATCTGCTGCGCCGAGGTGACGTGCGTGGCTACCGCGTTCATCCCGTCAGCCAGGTTCTGGATCTGCCCCTGCTCTGCTGCTGCCATGCTCATGAGAACTCCCAGCTTCGTGTCGATGGCGGCCAGCGCGTCCACGATGACCTGGGGGAGCACGTCGTCAGTGTTGACCAGAACAGGCGGCTCAGCCGTCATGTCGATGATCAGGTATCTCCCCGGCACGGTGGCCACGGTAGCAGGCTGTCATGCAGGTGCAAAGACCCCCGCCCGCTCCAGCCTGCGGGCCACGCGGCGGGACACCGTGGTCGGCAGGCCCTGGCCGCCGCCGAGCAGCGCAGCGCCCCTGATAGGCGGGCCGGGCCAGCAGCGGCAGTGCGGGTGGACCGCGCCGGGGAAGCCGATGGCGGGCATGTCGTCGGCGCGGAAGTTGTGCCGGTTGGCCTTGCGGCATTCAGGTGACGTCTTGCGGTCGTTCACCGCGTACCAGCCGAGCAGCGGCCCGTAGTCCATCACCCGGGAATCCACCACAGCGGCAGCCTGCATCCGGTTCCAGACCGCCTCCTGGTGCTGGCCGTACCAGCGCCGCTCCAGGGCCATCTGCTGCAATAGCTCGCGGGGGTCGGCCCCGCCCGCGGCCACCCGGGCCAGCACCTCGTTGAAGCGGCGGGATGAGTTGACCATGAACTGGGCGCGGCGGATCAGGTTGAGCCGGGCGATCTGCGCGGTGGCCGGGCCGTAGAAGCCGGTCCGGTCCGGTGGCCGGTCCATCACCACGCCGAGCGCGGCGAACAGGGCTTCCCTGCGGATCTTGGCCGCCAGGAACACCGGGGCCAGCAGCGCCGCCGCCTCGGCCACGGTGTACGCCGTGGCGAGCACCGCGGCAGCGGCCACGGCGAGGTTGCCCTGCTGCGGCGGCTGCTGCGGCTGCTGCGGCGGCGGGGTGGTCATGCCTTGGGCGGGACCTGCGGGTACGCGCTGTGCGCAAGCTGCTCAGCCGGTGCGGCTGGCGGCTCGGGCAGCGGCACGTCCTGGGTGGTCCGGGCGGCTGGCCGGGCAGGCAGCGACTCCACCGGGACCGCCGCCGCCACGGTCTGCGCGGCTGAGTCCAGCGCGGGCAGCAGGTCCGGGCGGTGGGTGTGCGGCAGCAGCCAGGCGATCACCGTGCCGAGCAGCCAGGCGATCAGGAACGGCAGTTGCTCGCGCAGCGTGACCGGCATCGCGCTTTCCAGGTTGGGCACGTAGAAGAACAGCGCCCAGGCGATGTAGCCAGCGACGATGAAGGCGAAGGACCCTCCGCCTGTCTTTGTCTCGATCAGGCTGTTGGTGGGTGTGCTCATGCCATCCTCCCCGGGGGCGGGATCATCGGCGGCTTGGCCGGTGGCCGTGGCGGCTGCCGCTGCTGGCCGGGCTGTGGAGCCTGGCCAGCCCCCGCAGGACGCAGCGGAGGCTGACCAGCCAGGTGACGCTGCATCATGCCTGCGGCAGCGCCCGCCATCCCGTTGAGCGCGCCAAGCTGGCCTGCGGCCTGGGGCGGCATGCCTGGCGGGGCAGCGGCGGCAAGCTGCTCGGCGCGCTGGTTGGCGGTGGACTTGAGCGCCTGGTGCACCTGGTCGATGTCCAGTTGCAGGATGCTCGCCATGCGCTCGGTGATCAGGTCCAGGATCTGGAGCGGGATGTGCAGCGCCGGGGCGGCGGCCAGGGTGGAGAACATCGTCAGCAGGGCCTGCGCCTGCTCATCCTGGAGCGGGCCGAACTTCCAGGTCGGCAGCGCGGCCTGGGTGCCGAAGTTGAGCACGATCAGCGGCCGGATCAGGTCGTAGTTGATCGTCTCCGCGATCTCTTTGGCCACGGCCTGGCGGGACTTGAGGTAGAAGCTGGACTGGTCCTGAGACAGGGCGTAGCTGCCCCGCCCGCCCGTGGCCGCGCCGGTCAGCGCCATGAAGCCCGCGAGCACGCTGTGGGTCTGCCAGGACTCCAGCCAGCCCATCGCCTTCTCACACATTTCGCTGGGTCCGCCCGTGGATTCCAGCACCTCAAAGGACTTCTGGCCGTCCGCGGGATGGACCAGGCCGACCACGCCGGAGGACTTGAGGCTGGCGATGTCGTCGGCGCGCTGGTTGGCCTCGGGCTGGTCGTTGCCGTAGACGATCGTGCGGGGCAGCGCCTGGTTCTCCAGGAAGTGATACCACAGGTAGAGCAACTTGAGCTTCGTCTGGTCACACCCGTAGCAGATCTCCATTTCGGACGTGCCGGTCAGCGGCTCGCGGTGCTTGCCGTTGGTGTGGATGAAGCTCCTGACCTGCGGGATGTCCACGTAGCCGGGGATCTTCTGGCCGCGGGTCATGCCCATGTTGCCGCCCGCCAGCCAGATCTGCTGCCTAAAGCCGTTCTTGGCCCCGGTGCGGGCGTTGTAGCGGGCCTGGCAGGTGGCGATCGGCCGGAACGCGACCTTGCGCATGATCACCTTGCCGTCGTCCCTGATGTCCCACACCTTCTCGAAGAACGATCGCCGGAACACCTGGGCGCTGGTGATCTGGCCGACAAGCTGCTGAATGGGCGTGCTCATCCCGTTGTTAATGTCCGGGGTCATCAGCACTTCATTGGCGAACTCGGCTTCGCCTTTATCGTCCTTGGCCGGGTTGATGAAATAGTCCGCCTCGCGGATTGGCAGCGTCAGCACCATTTCGATTGCCGAGCAGATGCCGTCGCGGCGGAACATGTCTTTCATTTCCCGGGCGGTCCAGTCGCCATAATCAAAGACATCGCCGCCGCCGAAGAATGCGAACAGCCTTTGCCCGATGTCGAATTGGGTGCCCAATTCGGTGCCCAGCAGTTCCCGCCGTGTCTTGGGCTTGAGGTCGGGGAACTGGACAAGCTGCCCGCCCGGTTGTGCCGCCACGCTCACCGCCACGATCGCACGTTGGGCCGTTCCTGGCCCTGGTCATCAGCGGGAGCGAAGCTCTCCAGGCTCCACTTGTCAGGGCCAGGATAGGCCCCGCCGTGCGCCTGGGCCAGCCTGCGCCGGGCGCGCTCGATCGGCGGCTCGGCCGAGGCGTCGATCTCTTTCGCCAGCGCCCAGCGCTTCGCGCCATGTTTGCCAGGGGGTCCGAAACTGTGCCGCAGATACGGGCTCAGCGCCCACACCAGCGAGTCCAGCCGGTCGGGGCTCCGCTCGCCCTGCGCGCCCGTGAACGTCGCCATCTGGTCCTCTAGCTCGGGCATGTCCTTGTCGGGGATGCGGTGCGGCCCGCCCTGCCGGTCGTAGTCCTGGTAGCGGGCGATGTGGCAGTGCCGGACCCGGCCGCCGCCCTGCTCGTACAGCGCCGACACCGGCTCGGCGCGGACCCGCTTTGCCTGGCTGGCGTGGATCACCCGGTACGGCACGCGGAGCTTCATCGACTTCATGACCTGCTCAAACGTGGCCTTGAGCCAGGCCCCGCCGTGGTTCTTCTCGATGATCAGTTCCACCTTGCAGTTGTGCTGCTCACCGAGGGTCAGGGCTCGGCGGATCACCTGCTGGGCGAACGGGACCGGGGCGCACTGGCCGCCCCAGTTCTCCAGCACGTACAGCGGGTGCGGGTCCTCTGTCATCCCGAGCGCGACCGCGGTGTATGCCTGCTCATCGGAGGTTTCGCCGCCGTCTGAGGGGTCCACCCCGATCTTGATCTCGCGGACCTGATCGGGCAGGTAGTCGATGCGGATCGAGTCCAGCAGGTCCCGGGTCCACAGCGCGTTGGCGACGTCATCCAGCAAGTCGCCCTCAAGCTCCTGCCGCTCCAGCCGGGTGCCCTGCGCCGCGCCGATGACGGCCCGCAGGAACTCATCGGAGAGGTTGTCCGCGTTGTCGATCGTGCGCAGCTTGCGGACGATCACCCCGCCCTCGCCGGGGTCGTTGCGGATCAGCGCCCGGACCAGCTTGCGGGCGGGCCGGGCAGCCTTCGGCGTGCCGGTGGCGATGATCTTGCTGATGCCGTCGCGGACCGCATACCGCAGTGACTCGTTCCAGGTCGTCTCCCACTTCTCCCACAAGCCGACCTCATCGCACCAGGCCGCCTTGAGGTTGCGGCCCTGGATGCGCAGCCCGCCCTCGGCCGCGGAGTCGGCGTAGACCACCAGGCCGTTGTGCAGGATCACCTGGCCGTAGGTGCGCCAGGCGTGCTTGACCGTCTTGGACCGGTGGTCGCGGATCTCGGCCATCGAGGTGCCGAGCGCCCGCAGCAGCCCGGACTTGCCCTCGATGCACTTGGTCCAGGCGTCGGCGTAGGTGGGTGCGACGATGCCGTACTCGCCCTCGCCCTCGGTGTCGTCCAGCAGCCAGTCGGCCAGGCCCTGCGCGCCCGCCCGGGTCTTGCCCGAGCCACGGCCGCCCTGGAAGTAGATCACCCGCCAGGGGTCCGCGACCGGGGGCAGGATCTGCTCGGGCCGGGCCTTGGTGCCGTCCTTGTAGCCCATGCGCCAGCGCAGCCGCGGGTCGGACGGCTCCCCGGCGTAGGACTTGCCGACCCGCTCCAGGACGTCGGTGAAGCTCACCTAGCTGGCCTTGGTCAGTTCCCGGGACAGCACGTCGCGGGCCTGCTGCTGGGCCACCAGGTCCAGGCCGCTGGCCGTCAGGGCTGCGGTCAGCGCCCGGTCCACCATCGCCACCTGGTCGGCCTGGATCTGTGCCAGCTTGCGCTCGATGCCGAGCTTGCTGATCTGCACCAGGATCGCGGCCAGCCGCTCCAGCGCCCGCTCGTACAGCAGCACCTCGGCCCGTAGCTGCTCGCCGTAGCTGCGGTGGCTGTAGCGGATCACCTTGCGGCTCAGCAGGTCGGCCACCACGCCGCGCATGATCTCTTTCCAGGTGCGGATCTCCCCGGCCACGTCCAGCAGTTCGGCCAGCGGGTCCCCGATCTGGCTGGGCTGCATCAGCGCCTCGCCGTGGTCGCCCATGATCGCTGCCATCCGGTCGGTGACCCGGCCGCTGACCACCCGGGCAGCGGCCTTCTTGCTGATGCTGCTGCCGCCGTTGGCCCCGTGGTCCTTGCACAGCGGCGGGTCGGTGCCGTCCACGGCGAAGCCGTGACAGGCGTCCGGCTGGCCGAACCGCTTGCGGCAGCGCCGGGCTCCGGTGATGTCCTCGGCCTCGTCCAGCAGGTCATCGGGGATGTGGTTGAAGCAGTAGCCCAGCCCGTCGATCTCGTGGTGGGTGCACGGGCGGCCGTCTTTGAAGCTGGTGCCCTGGCAGATCAGCGGCCCGGACCCGGGAAGCAGGACGTCCATCGGTTTACCCCGCTAGGTGCGGGCAGCACCCTGCCGCCAAGTCCCCGCTGTTAGCCCAGCTAGCAGGGCACTGCCCACGTCTTAGTTCAGCGAGTCGGCCACCGCCTGCACGTCGGCGGCGGCCGTCTGCTGCATGGCAGGCGGCACGAACCTCGCCACGTCGGCCATCATCGCCTGCATCAGGGCGATGATCTGCGCGAGCGCGGCAGCGGGGTCGGCGGGGTCGGTGGCCAGGTCGATCACCACGCTGAACGCGGCGTGCGCCCTGGCCGCGCCCGCCTGGGCGGTGTGCGGCAGCACCGGGACCTCGTTGGACGTGGCGTCCGAGATCGGCCCCTCGGGCGGCGCGTCCGGGGGCACCGGCTGGACGGGCTCCGCGCCCACGCCCGCGGACGGGTCGGCCGGGGCCTGGTCCGGGGGCTGCTCGCCGGGTGCCTCGGTGCCGGGCGGGCCGAGGATCGGGCCGACACCCGGGGGCTGCTGGTCCGGGGGCACCGGCTGGCTGTCGTCCTGGCCGGGAGGCGGCTGCTCCGGGCCGGGGCCTTCCGGCCCACCGGGCAGCGGCTGGTCCGGTGGCGGGCCAGCGTCAGGCGGTGCAGCGGGCGGCTCAGGAACGTCCGTGATGGGCACGCCGCCGTCTGTAGGCTGGGCGGGTGGCTGATCAGGAGCGGGAGGCACGTCGGGTGGTAGCTGGCCTGCTGGCGGCTCACCCGGGGCTGGCTCTGCTGGCGGCTGCTCTGGAGCAGGCTGATCCGGTGGAGCGGGGACGTCTGGCGGCGCTGGCTGATCAGGCGGAACTGCGGGCGGGGGCTGATCCGGTGGAATGCCTGCATCTGGCGGAGGCACTGCGCCGGGCGGCGAAGCGTCCGTAGGCTGGTCCGGTGGCTGATCGGGAGGCGCTGAGGCGTCAGGCGGAGCAGGCGGAGTTGTACCTGCATCATCAGGCGGTGGAACGTCTGCTGGCGGCTGATCGGGCGGCCCTGCTGCGGGCGGCTGATCGCCTGGTGTACCGTCTGGCGGCGGCTCTGCCGGGGGGCCTGCGGGGAGATCTGGCGGCGCTGGCTGCTCTGGCGGGGCTTGATCCACAGGCGGTGCCTCCGCGGGTGGCTGGTCAGCCGGAGGCTGATCTGGCGGCGCTTGATCGGGCGGCGGACCAGCATCTGTCGGTGGTGCTTCCGGCCCTGCCCCTGCGTCAGCGGGTGGTGCTGGCTGATCGGGTGGCACGCTGTCTGGCGGCGCAGGAACCTGCGAGCCGGGAGGGGTGAGGTCGGGTGGAAGCTGGCCAGGAGAGGGCTCAGCCGGAGGCGGTTCTGGCGCTGGCACGTCGGGCGGCAGATCTGGAGCGGGCGGCTCGGGCGGAGCAGCATCAGGGGGCGGCTGATCTGGCGGGGCTGTGCCAGTGGGCGGGGCCTGATCCACGGGAGGGGCTGGCTGCTCTGGCGGCGGCGCGTCCGGGGGAACCTGATCCGGTAGCGGCGGCCCGCTATCAGCGGGCGGAGCTTGCCCGGCGTCGGCTGGCGGCGCATCTGCTGGCGGCGGAGTATCAGCACCTGCTGACGGGTCTGTGACAGGAGGCGAGTCCGGTGGCGCAGTGTCCGGTGGTGGCGGTTCCGCGGGCTGAACTGGATCGGGCGGCGGCTGAGGCTGCACTGCGTCAGGAGGTGCGCTCGCGTCTGGCGGAGGTGTATCCGGGGGTGCCGGTGGGCCTTCGGGCGCTGCTGGCTGATCAGGTGGCGGAGGGACTGCTGGCCCCGGGTCCGCTGGTGGTGCTGACGGGTCTGTGACCGGTGCCGGGTCGGTGACAGGCTGATCTGGCGCAGGCTCGGTCATGGCCACTACCCCGCTTGCTCGGCAACTGGACCGGTTGCCTCAGCAGGCTAGCTGTACTTACAGAGCGTAGTCAGCCACCGGGCAGGTTTATCACCCGGTCGTGCCGCGCCCGCACCTCGATGCTCAGCGCCTCGGGCAGGCTGCGGCCCGAGGTGCGCCAGGCCGCGTCGATACCGCGCCACTCCGCCTCGGCGGCCTTGTCCGCTGCGACATTGGCGATGACCCACAGGACAGCAACGGCCGGGACCGCCAGCGAGACGCAGGTGAGGATCAGCACCCGTCGTAGGGTGCCCAGGCCGAGGTGCCGGACTGCGCATACTCCTGGGCGAACGCCTGGTTCTGCTCGGCCACGCTGGCGTTCTCCGGCAGGCCGGAATGGCCGAGCGCGGCCCACGTGCTGGGCAGGAACTGGTAGAGCCCGCCCGCACCTGACGTGGGGTTGACCGCCGAGGGGTTGCCGCCGCTCTCGCGGGCGATCACGCACGCCTGGAAGCCCGAGCCACCGGAGTAGCTGGCCGCCTGGGCCGGGGATGCCGCGGAGCCCGCAGGGGGGGTTGCAGGCCCCGCGGCAGCCGGTGCGGCGGGTGGCGGCTTGGGGATCGCCTCCAGCGCCGCTGCTGCGTGGGCCTTCCTGACGGGGGCGCAAGAAGGAACGCGCAGCCTTTCCCCAGGTGTGATCAGGTCCGGGTTGTGCACCCGGTGCCGGTTCGCCCACCATAGCTCAGGCCAGAAGCCAGCGCGATGACAGGCCCGTTTAGCGATCACCGACAGGCTGTCGCCTGCCCGGACGATGACCAGCGGCGCGGTGTAGGACTTGGCCAGCAGCACCGGGTGCGGCCGGGGATCGGCGGCCGGGGCGGCGGAGCGGGCGGGAGCGGGGCGGGCTGCGGCGGGACCGGCGAGTGCCACGGCGGCGAACAGCGCGCAAACCGTGACCAGCGCGGCCCGCAGGAACAGGGCTCGCAAGGTTATCCTTTGCTCGGAGCATGTGGGTGCACCGCTGACGTTGGCGCAGAAGCGGTGTCACACACCTGACCACCGCAACCTAACAGGCCCAGCGGGGCCTGTCTCGGGCTGCGGTTAAACCCGCAGGCCGGGGGCTCGCTCGGAGCACTCCTGGCCTGCGGTTTTATGCCTCGTGCGGGATCTTGCCCACCGTGCCCGCAGCCACCGCGGCGGCGTAGCCCTGCTGGGCCAGGGCGCGGACCTTGCGGGACAGCCCGCCCGGCCCGCTCTCGCCGTGGGCCAGCGCCCACAGCACCGCGTGCACGCTGTAGTGGCAGTTGTCGCAGAGGCTGACCAGGTTGGCGGGCTCGGTCTTGCCCCCGGTGGCCTGCGGCTGGATGTGGTGCCAGACGAACCGGGACGGCCGGTGGCTGCCGAACAGGGTGCGGCTGGCCGCGCACCGGCTGGCCTGGCCGACGCCCGGCTGGCTGGTCAGGCCCGGCCGCACCGGGGGCGGCAGCGGCGGGGGCGGCTGGGCGGCGGAGCCCGGGTCCGGGGGGGCGCCGCTCACTGGGGGCCTTGCCCGAGCAGCGGGATGTCCCGGCCGCCGTTCGGCAGGCCGGGATGCGCCACGATCAGCCCCCCGGACGTCGGCTGGAGCGCCATCATGTGCGACCAGCACACCGGCAGCGCCGCGCCCATCGACGGCACCACGCCGAAGCAGGCCGCCCGCTGGAGGTATTCCTTCGGGACCGCCAGCACCCAGCGCTTGACGCCCTGGCCGCGGGACTCGTGGGCCTCCACGTCGTGCTTGATCTCCTGCATCGCCAGCCACTTGCCGATGGCCGCGCAGACCGCGCACAGGCCCAGCGGCGCGTCGGCCGGGGCCTGCGGGCCTTGCATGATGACTGTCCCCGCCATGGGCGGCAGGGTACTACTCCGGCACCGCCCGACGCCACAGCGCCGGGGGCGGGGCGGGCGGGCCGAAGTCGGCCACCGTGGACTCGCCGTCCATACTGGTGATCTTCATGACCTTGACCGGGGCTCCGCACTGCGCGCAGGTCAGCAGCGGAGCGCGGTGCACCGGGGTGGCGTGATGCGCGCAGTAGGCCATCGGCCCGGCGTGCTCGCCGCGGGTGCAGCCGATCCACAAGATCACCACCGGGGGCGTGCCGCAGTGGTCGATGGCGTTGGGCATCGCCGCGCAGACGCTCAGGTCCGGGCCGGGCGGTGCGCCGCGGGGCGGCGCGGCAGGGCGGCGCGGCGGCTCGGCCAGGGGGTCCGGCCGGTCCTCGGGCCGGGTCACGACGGCGGGGTGGAGTCCGCGATGATCACGCACGGGTTCGCCTTGGGGCAGGCGGCCGGGCTCAGCGCCCGGGTGCCGTCCATGATCAGCTTCGGGTCGCCGGAGATCCAGTCCTGCACCGGGCTCTCGCGGCCCGGCCCCGAGCCGCAGAACGCCACCCAGGCGCTCCGGCCGGACGGCGCGATCAACTGCACCTGGTGGCACTCGGGGGCGCGCTCGCCGCGGTGGGGGGCAGCCGAGGCCAGGGCGGACCCCGCGGCAAGCAGGCCGCAGGCGGCCAGGACCGCGGCGGCGATGATCAGGGCGTGGCGCACAGGGATTCCTCTCATAGCGGGCAGATGCAGATCCGGTGCACGTCCGCGCCGAGGCGCTGGGCCTCATCGGCGGTCCAGCCGGACCCATAGGTGGTGGCGGCCCGGCAGGACAGCCGGAGCAGGTGGGTGCACTGGCGGGCCAGCAGCCCGTCGCGGTCGCGCAGGTCCGGCCAGGCGTAGCTGGCCGGGTGGAAGATCCGCAGCGTGCCGTCGCGCTCGGCGTAGCCGCACCACCGGGCAGCCGCAGCGGCCAGCCGGTCGGTGCCGCGGGCAGCCCCGGTGATTACCACGTCCGGGCGGAGCGTGACGATGGCGAACGCGGCAGCCTGCCCGGTCCGCTGCGGGTCACCGGGGCAGGCCAGGACTCGGGTGCCGACCACCGCCAGGACGATCACCTGCCAGCGCACCACCCGCACACCGGGCCTTTGGGCGAGATCAGCGCGGCGGGGGCGGCGCGTGGCGTGCCGCAGGACGCGCAGGTGAACTCGGTCAGGGGCTCGCCGCGCTTGACGTAGCTGTGCTCGCCGCAACTGACCACCTGGCCGGGCTCGGGATCGAGGGAGGTGACCCGCTCGCAGCGCGGGCAGCCGGGGAACGGGACCTTGCCCGGGTCCTTGAGCCACGCCATGAACCACTCCGCGGTGTCCAGGTCGGCGGAGGTCAGGGGCTTGCCGCGGGAGCACAGCACCGCGCCGTGCTCGCGCAGCCAGCGCTCCCGCCCGGCCAGGCTGGGACGGGGGCCGGGGGCGGTCACGCCGCCCACCACTGCGTCGGCCGGGAGCCCTTGCGGCGCTCGGTGGTGACGGTGGCCAGGGCGGCGGCGTGCAGCGCGGCAAGGGCTTGCAGGACGTCGGCCGGGTCCTCGGTCACCGACAGCCACCCGGTCAGCGTGCCCGCGGTCACCCTGCGGCCGGGCGGCAGCGACAGCAGCAGCGAGCGCAGCCGCTGATCCAGCGGCGGCACGCGCTCGGGCAGCAGGGGGCGGCTCACCGCAGCCGGTCCAGGTGGCGGGCCTGCTGGGCGGCGTTGCGCTTCGCACGGGCTCGCTGGGCCGGGGTGCGCGGTGC